TTTTAATTATTGAAGATGAAAAACCATCTTGATTATACTTACTTATGTTAACGTTCAACTTAGCTTTTGAAGAAGGACCTTTCGGTGAGTACAAGTGTCTATTACAACCCATTATTGCCAAACCAGAACTGATAGCAGCATCGAACTTCGTTCTCTTAGTTATATCAAACTTCGCCCAATCATTTAACGTTTCTAAAAAGTACATAGTACCGTAGTCTCCATCTCCTAAATGACCAACGTGATCGTTGATATACATTTCAATTGCCGCAGCGTGAGCTTGCTTAATGTCTTCGCTAGAGTTAGGTATTCCACCTACTTCTTTTTCAGCGGTAGACAACTTGTTCCACACTTTGTCAGGCCTGTTCATGCTAAACCCTCTATATCCTCTCCTTCTAAAATAGTATAATAATCTTGGTTTATTATTCTCAGCTAGTATAGGCATACCATAAAATACGCAAGCCATTAATACATCTTCAAAAAATATCTCTGCGGTTTGTGGTCTAGCTACGTATTCTAAAAAAAATGTGTTAGCAGGAGCATCTTCCATGCTAAACTTTGTCAACCCATGTAAAGCGCCATTAGATCCTCTACCGTCCACAGTCCCGCTAATATCGTAACTATCACAACCAAAAGAACCCATATGTTCATTACCAGGGTATTTAACACCATTTTTTATTATAACTCTATTCTGAAGGTGTTGAGGTGGTACCCAACTTACTTTGAACCTACCATTAGGATCTGGGTGAAAAACAACACTAGTGTCTTTAACTCCTCCAGTCCACTGGAAACTACCAGTAGTTACTACTGATGTGTTTCTAATACCTTCATTATAATCTATTTGCTCGTATATCTTTGTTAAGTTAAACAAGCTATTTTTTGTTTCATCTCTGAACGCGTGCTCTTCAGTTCTAGGAAACTGTCTGTAAAATTCATTTAAAGCGTCTTGATCGTCTTTTAATCCATCAACTTCATTTTCCCAGTTGTCAATTACACCTATTTCAATTAGTTCACCGTCTGGTCCACAAACTCGTTGCTCTGGAGTATTAAAGGTTGGTCTTCCATACTCATCAATAAAGCCTTCAAAGTTCCATTCCATTGGGATAAACAAAGAATATAAACCAGATTTTGTTTGACCATTTTTATTTCTTTTTTTGACATCGCTGTCGTTATACAATTTCTTAAAGTTATCACCACCCTTGTCTAAAGCATTGGAAGTTGATCCCATCATGCACTTACCAATAATTCTACTACCTAATCTTAAACAAGTCTTAGTAACTCGCCAGTTATTAAGTATATTATCTGGCCTCTCCCACTTACCACTCTCATCGTGCACTAACAGAGCTAACTTCTCACCATCATAACTATTATCACCGGTATTCTTCCAGTCTATAGTAGTATCTAAACCTTTTATTTCATCTAACTTCTCGTTCGTGTCTATTTTTTTACGAGTAAACTTACTAGCAGGGACACGGTAAGCAAGTTCTGACTTAGGTCTATCCATACCATCTTGTATGGGTTTGAAGAAAAAAGGATAGTTTATAGATATAGGTACAACCTTGTCTGTAAACATCTTTTTAGCATCAGCACCACTTTTAGATAGTATACCATACCTAGAATCACTCGAGATAGTAGCTAAGTTAACTGTCTCCGCAGAACTCATAAACGAAAAACCAGAACGTCTATTTTTTAAATAGCACATACCATAGCAACGCTTGTCAACTTTGCAAGCTTCCCAAAATAAAAAAAACAGTCTATTTGCTTCACGGAAATCTGGAGCACCTACATCAATCTTACTCCATTGTAGATACATGTAATGCGTGCCAGTTATATACGTAGGCTCTCCGTTATTATTAAACCAAAAGCCTTGGTCTCTTCGCTCAAACTCTTCGTCTATATAATCGTACCATTGGGGTTTTTGATCTTCAGGGTATGCCCTCCAATCAAATATAGTTTTAACTTTTTTTAATAAATCAGGTTTTGGTATTTGCTTCCATTTCTTATGCTCGTTTGAGTAAACGTTTTTAGGAGGTTTAGGTAGCGCTATCTTTAGCCCTTGTATTTCGTATATATCACCTATTTGACCAGAGTCGCATAAAACAACTATGTCATGATCTTTATCATAACCCTTCTTCCACTTTTTGCCTTTGTTTAACCGGTTTACAGTGGTAAGCTTTATTGGTTGTACTACCTTATATAGATTTTGTTCGTACATTACTTAGATCTTCCTTCTGCAAAACCTTTAAAAACTTTCTCCTTTTCTTTAGGAGCTTCTTTACCTTCTAACATTGCTTCTTCTTCTTGTATTCTATTAAGAATTTCGAACGCATCAAATATAGCGAGTTTCTTCGTTGCTGCAGCGTTTTTAAGCCTATCAGCTGTGATGTCATCACCACTATCAACAATAGCTTCTTTAGCAACTTTAATAAGTTCTTCAACCGCTATTTGCCCAGCTTGGATTATATTCTTCTTCGTTTCCTTTATATTCATATTTAATTGTAATAAAAGTATTCATAACTCTATATAGTCTCTCGCCATCTATAATAAACTCGTATTTACTGTTAGGTCTAAAACCAATTAAGTCACCAGTATCGAAAGAGCCATCTGAGTGCTTTACAATACCCATAAGTGGCTTCTCTTGATCTAAGTCATACTTGTCTGTAGATTTTATAGGCATAACAAAAGAAAAACCTTTAACAGCGCTCCATTTAGCTCCTGAGCTTTTATACAGAAACATTTGGTCAGCATTAACTATGTAAGTGTTTTCATTAAAATAACTTTTGCTATTTCTCTCTCTACCCTTAACATCATGCCATCTTCTGAACACGTTGTGATGCACTATCACGGTATCACCTGGTTTTAGACCTAGGTCATCACCTACTATTGGGCAAGCAACTACCTCTGCTTCTCTATTAACAAAGTTATGATTAAATATCTCTGTGTTAACTATTAGCTCTTTGTCTCCAATTTTCTTAGTGTTACTATATCTACCGCCTATAGGCTTTATAACAAAACCGTGTAAACTTTTCATTAATACTTTAAATTGTATTCTACTGAAACAGCCATGTTCTTATTAAAGTCTTTCCAAGGTAAAATATCATTACCTTTACTAATGTATATGCTGTATTTTTCTTCTTCTTCTATAATATCACATATGGTATGACCACCATAGACCTCTTGACCCACTGAGTAGTGCATAGCGTCTATCTTATAGTCCTTACCAATTGTGATCTTACGAATTAACTTCGTTTGATCCATCTTCTTTGTAGTTTATTGTTCCGTCTTCAAGGCTGACATCGTATGTACCGTACTTCTCTTGAAACTCTTTTTGGACTCCAGCCAAGTAACCTCTCATTTCCATAACATCATTAAGCATGTTATGTTTTTGAATTTCAATAATACCTACTTGGTTTTGAGCTTTGTTGATACCTTTAACTAAAGATTGAATTTTATGTAACTCTTGAGTCTCAATCTTCTTAGGCTTAGGGTTTAAGTCTAAAACCCTATCTTTTTTTCTTTTTGACATAATGTATTTAATTTAATTAAATTGCTTTTGTAATAATTACTCGTATTGTTTAGTTTTTATGTTTACCTTTAGTTGTGTTGTAGTTCTTTTTAATTTCAGCTGGGGCTAGAGCTCTGTTATATACTCTAACATCATCTACTACACTTTCAAGATACCTAGCATAATGACCATCCCACCCAATTCTTTTATTAAATGAATTAGTTACAGCGTTATTGTTTGTGGTAGTAGCTTCTGGTGTTGTATTACCGTTTATATAAAGTTTAACACCATTCGTACCATGCTCTCTTGTTCCAACAACGTGAACCCACTCGTCTAAACTAAAAGTACTCGTTGAAGAGCATAGAGTACTATTCACGTAAAATCCGATTTTATTGTCTTGATTTGTAATCAAGCTAAATGTGTTTACGTCATTCACTTCCTCTCCATTACTGTATATGCAATTAACAGTGCTACCTTGAGATAAAAATTTATATCTGACCCAACACTCAACACTAAACTCACCAACGTTGTCGACTCCTGTAGCAGCAGGGAAATCTAAATCAGCAGTATCGTGTATCTCAACATAACCACTACCATTAAAGTTTAACCCACCTAATCTAGGTTTATTCATAAACATACCTAAAGAGTCTTTACCAAAGAAAGGAACCTCTTGTAAGAATATTTCTGTAGGTGAACCTGATACAGTACCATGATTACTATTGATAGATAAATCATCCCATTGGTCTGCACCATTGTTTCTCCAGTAACCAGACACTCCGTATTCTTGAACAGATACATTGTCAATAGTAAACTCAGTGTTACTACCACCAACAAATCTTAATTCTTTAATACCACTCTGATGACTAGAATCGTAGATCGCAGTAAAAGTTTTTCTACCACTAGTTTCGTGAAACCTAACATTAGGAATATTACCAAAAGCTCCTGAAGCACTTATACCTATCGTTGTTACTGTAGAACTTGTTATGTCTAAGTCAAAGCTAACAACGTAAGTTCTACCATCAACTAAACCTGGTAGTTCTTGCATAAGGTAATCAGTGGCTTGAGGGCCACCAACCTGAACTAAAGATGCTTTACCATCAACGTAGCTCCAGCCATCTCCAAAGCTCCAACTAGGTATTTCTTTTACGGAGATGTTTGACACTGTACAGTTTGCATCAGCTTGATTAACTTGAACCATAATGTCGTCATCAATCGATTGAGCTTGCATAATTCTAGTATACGTACCGTTACTAAAATAAGTCTCTTGATCGTAACCATTAAAAGCCCCATTACGACCTAAACCAAAATTAACAGAATCACCAGAGCTAAGTCCACTCAAGGTAAATGCCATTTGGTAAGTACGATCTACAACAGTACTTAAAGTTTGTATAATTCTTGCGTACTGTGAACCTGTACCATC